ATATCGCAGAGTAAATCCAGAAAACAATCTTAGAAATAACTTTCCTGAACTTTGTTTAGAATGGAGTGAAAAGAATTACCCATTATTACCAGAAAACTTTTCTCGTGGTTCGGAATATTCTGCCTTTTGGAAATGTAAAAGAGGACATGAATGGTCCGCAAGGATTGACTCTAGGGCATGTGGAGGGAATGGATGTCCTGTTTGTGCCGGAAAGATAAACGAAAAAGTTTCAGATATGGAATATGCTAAAGAATGGAGTTTAAATAATCTACAAAATCCTGAAATGATTTCTTCGACTTCACATGTTAAATATTTATGGTATTGTTTAAAACATAATTTTGAATTTAAGGCCTCTCCAAACAGCAGAAAGTTTAATAAAGGTGGATGTCCATATTGTAGTGGGGTTTTACCCGAATTCAAAGACTCTGTGGCTTCAATTCGTAGATTTATCGAACTTTGGGATTTTACAAAAAACACTTTAAAGCCTGAAAATTTAAAGGCTGGGAGTATATTAAAGGTATGGATTTTGAATAAATTCGGGAAAACAGAACAGGTTGTTGTAAGAGATTTTATTAAAAGGATAAAAAATGGATATTAAGTCGGTTTCTGCAAGCGGGATAAAAACTTTCGAAGTGTGTAAACATAAATTTTATACAGAATATATATTAAAAATACGTCCTGATGCGAATCCATCAGCAAGACTAGGGAAAGCATTTCATTCGATGTTTGAACTTGCATGTAAAGCAAAAACACAAGGAAAGGAATTGGAGAAACAAGATCCGTTTTATTATAGGGAACAGGCTATTTCTGAAAACAAGGTGCTGGAGGAAGACTTGCCGATCCTAGATCAATTAACTCGGAACTGTTTGGAATGGGGCTATATGAACATTTCTGATGCCGTAGGTTTTGAAAAGGAAATTAAATTCAACCTGCCTTGCGGCATCCCTGTTATCGGTTATATTGACAGACTTGACATAGACAGGAACTGGAAAGCCGATATCATTGATTTGAAGACGCAGAAGAATGTCTTTACCAAAGAAGAACTGGGAAACAATTGGCAAGCTAAAATATATTTTCTCGGTGCCGTTAATGACAATCCATTTATTGATGGCGACGTTAATGTCAATTTCTGGATTGTCAGACATAAGATACAGAACACCAAAATAAATGTCATGGCGTTTGATTCCGTCTTGGATTCGTTGGATAAAAAGACTGTGGAAATTCTTAATAGCGATGGTCAGGAATGTCGTCCTAGCGGCTTATGCAGGTTTTGTGCTTCGCCAGATTGTAAGAATCGTTCAGTTATAAAGATTAACAGTTTTCAGAAGAAAGAGGAATCTTCTTCCGTAAAGGATATCAAGGCTATGCTTAAACGTATTAAAGGGCAGATGGATAAAGAAACAAAAACGACTCTTCAAGACGATGATATATCGATGTTTTAAAACGGAGGAATAATGATGAAATACTTTACTTGTAAATGCGGTGAAAAGAAGTTTTGGGGAAGCGGGGAATCGCCTAAGCCTTGCCAAGTCTGTCAGATCTGCGGGACAACCATGCTAAAGCTTTCAGACGAAAGTTATGTGGAACCGAAACCTCATACTTGGACAACGGAAGAAACATATAGAGACGGAAAATTAGTAGAATCACATTGCTATTGTAAAATGTGCTATGACACAAAACCAAAAGAGAATAAATAGATGAAAATTCAAGAGATCAGAATCAACACGAGCATGGACGGGCAGAAACGTTTTTATTACTTCATGTCTGCCATAATGCTAAAAGAAGGAATTTCGGATATCGAAATCAAAGGAGATTCCTTGACAGTCGGAAATTATCTTTTCCGTGTCATCAATACGAATAAAGATTCAGAAGAAATATTTGTTGGTTCAGAAGGAGACCTTCTGAAAATAAAACAACTTTTTTCATTTACTGAAAAGGAAGAAGACTGGCAGATTCACGTCATTCCATATGAAGATATTTTGGAAGGTAAAAAAGGTTGTGTCGTGTGGTATGAAGATGAAATAAAAAAACAGGAAAGCAACATTCAATTTGTGTTTCAGAAATACGGAAGGATTCAGAATGTAAAGAATTCAACGGATACAGCAGAACTACTTGAATGTATCAATGACAAGTCTTGGCACAATCTCTGTGATAATCCTAAAACCAGACAATTCGGATTCGTTAATCGGGAAAAAAGTGAAATCCGCATGTTCGGTCTGATGTTCATGAAGTCGATTGAAGATGAAGGCCTACGTAATCTATTCATGGAATTACATGATAGACTGATGAAAGAACAAATGGAAAACGTATGGAAATAAAAACACATAATTTAAAGGCAGTCTTTCCAGACGGGGAAGAAGGAAAGATAGATTTTGAAGAAATGTTTGACGGTTTGGGCAATCTGTTAAAGAAGACGGAAAATAAAATTCTTGCGATTGATGCAGGAACTGTAGAAACAGGATATTGTATTGTCGGTTTCGACACTCTGAAACCATATAAGTTCGGAAAGATAGGGAATGAAGAAGTTCTAGACATAATCAATACCCTTTCAGATAAAGACGTTGTGGTATTGGAACAGTTTAAAAGCTATGGCATGGCGATAGGACAATCTACCATTGACAGCATCCAGTGGAATGGACGTTTCATTCAACGGGCCTTGGACAATGGTCTAAGAGTTGATATGGTGGCACGCATGGAAGAGAAAATGTGTCTCTGTAATACAAGCAAGGCCAAAGACGGGAATATCAGGCAGGCTCTTATCGACAGATTCGGTGAAGTCGGAACAAAGAAAAATCCCGGTTTCTTCTATGGGTTCGCAAAAGACGCGTGGAGCGCAATGGCGATTGCCGTTACTTGGAAGGAAAGAGAAAACAAGAAAATCGGGGACCAACAATGAATATCTTAGATATCCGTAGGTTCGGGAATACAATACTTCTTGAAAAGCATCTAAATTGTACTTGTAGCTATTGTGGTGGATTCAAGGGGAAATTCAAAGGATGGTGCGGTTATGAATTTCCTGAAATTAAAGCATGGAACTCATGGCGTGTTCTGTGGATACGTATACTTGGAACCAGATTCTATTTGCGTTGGACTTTAAGAAAAACGAAAGGATAAAAATGTGGTATTTAGCAGAACCAAGAGACGTTAGTTATTTAGAAAACAGTATTGAAGTGTTTCGGGAAGGACGTTACAGTGTAAAGAAACAGGGTAGACATTATTTGATTGTTGACAATAAGTATTTAATTGCAGAAAAGTGTTCCAGTAGAATCACAGAACCTGAAATCCGGAAATGGATTAATGCTGTAAGAATTAAAGATATTAAGAAGGTGGAGAAGACAAGAAAAATGATGGAAGAAATGGAATCGGCATGCCGATTAATTGAAGGTTTTTGGAAATAATGAACTTGTACTTGGGAAATAGCAATGAAACCATTAAAGAACTTGCTGATAATAGCGTAAATTCCATCGTGATATATCCCCCTAGAACTTCCGTTATTATTCGTTCAATGCGATCCTAGATTTTACCCAAATGGTTCAATTTCTCTTGCACAAAAGAAAACTTTAATTGCATACAACAAAAAGGTTTCTCTACTTAAGTCTTTAAACATTAAACTTATTGAGCTTTGGGAATATGATATAAATCTAAACTTATCAGAAACTATCAGTAGTTTAATGGAGAATATAAAAAATGGATAAAATTTGGAAGGATTCATTTGAAACAGATAGGTTTGAAATTGTTTGTGGAGATAGCTTACAAAAACTCAAAAATATTCCTTCTAGTTCTGTCTCGTCAATATGTTGCGATCCCCCGTACGGGCTAGGTAAACAACCAGACCCGATTGAAGTCATGAAAGATTGGGTGGAAAAGGGTTATCATGAAATCACTGGAAAGGGTTTCATGGGTAAAGAATGGGATGCTTTTGTTCCTCAGCCAAACCTTTGGAAGGAATGTCTACGCGTGTTGAAACCGGGCGGGCATCTGCTTTCTTTTGCAGGAACCTGCACACAAGATTGGATGGCGATGTCTTTGCGATTTGCCGGATTCGAAATCAGAGATACAGTGGCATGGGTGTATGCTCAGGGTTTCCCGAAAAGTATGGATGTAAGCAAAGCTCTTGATAAAGCAGCAGGGAAAGAAAGAACCGAAGGGGCTAGGGTGTGGAGCGGAGGGGAAAGAGTCGGAGGGATAATAAAAGACGACGAAAATGAAAAGACGAAACAGAGAATTATTTATGATGTTCCGGCAACAGAAGAGGCTAAGAAGTGGCAGGGCTGGGGAACAGGTTTAAAACCAGCGCTAGAGCCCATTATTTTAGCTCGGAAGCCTTTTGAAGGTACAGTTGCTCAAAACGTATTGGAACACGGCACAGGGGCTATAAACATTGAAGGGTGCAGGGTTGTGACGGAAGACAAACTTGGAGGAGGGCACTCAAGCGCTGGTCAACAAATGAACGGTGGATGGAAGCGCCCTTGGATGAACAACCCTGAATCGGTTGCGGCAAATGTAGAGCGTTCGCGCCAGTCCGTGGCTCGTAGCGAAAAACTTGGTCGTTGGCCAGCTAATTTAATTCACGACGGGAGCGAAGAAGTTCTTGAATTGTTTCCAGATGCTAAAAGTGGAAAATCAAACGGCAATGCGGAAATCGGAAAAGAAGGTAAAAATATTCCTCTAAGAAGAGGGAAACTAATTCCTAGAAATGATTCTGGTTCTTCGGCTCGATTCTTCTACTGTGCGAAGGCTTCAGTCAGAGAACGGAACGAAGACTTACCCAAAGAAGGGCAAAAGAATATCCATCCTACAGTTAAGCCGTTGACATTGATGCGCTATTTATGCCGACTTGTAACACCTGAAAATGGAACAGTTCTAGATCCATTTATGGGAAGCGGAACTACAGGTAAAGCCGCCTTACTTGAAGGATTCGATTTTATTGGAATTGAAAAGGAAGATGAATATTTCCAGATAGCCAAAGCTAGAATAGAAAACCAAACCAAAGGACAGGAATGAACAAAACAACGATTGCAGAAGCGTTTCAAATGTTTCAGGATATCGACGAAAAGGAAGAATTGATTCAGCAGATCGTCTCAGAAACTGGAGCGACAAGAAAGGCGGTGGTTCGCAAGCTCGGTCAACTTATGACTGAAGACGGAAAATGGAAACCAATAAAAGGAATTCCGAAAACCTGGGAAAACGATTTCAGCGATGTAAATTCAGAAACAGTTCCGGAAGCGCCGGATGGATGGGAACCAGAGGTCCCAGATGAAATTGAAGATCCGGTTAAACACGCCTTAATTTCTGAAAATTCCAAGCTTAAAAGGCAGTTAAAAAGACTTCTACAAAACAAGGGTAATGAAGAACTCAACCTGGAAAGACTTACTGGAGACATCAATACCATCAAGCCTTTCCCGATACTCTATCGCCCACAGAAGCAGTCAGATAAAAAACAGGCGACACTTGTATCCCTCTTGGCGGACTTTCACATCGGAGCAAAGGAATACATCCCCGGTTTCAATAAGTTTGATTATTGCATTGCTTGCAGAAGGGTAGAAATATATTTAAAGAAAGTTCTTGATTGGTGTGAACTTCATCGGAACAGCTATGTCATAGATGAAATATGCATTTGTTGCCTCGGAGATATGATAAGCGGAGATATCCATGATGAACTGATAAGATCAAATGAATTCAGTTGCCCGGAACAGGTCAAGAAGGCTTCAGAATTACTGTCTAGCCTATTCGCAAGCCTAGCCCCTCATTTCAAGAAAGTCAGGATAGAATTTATCGTCCCGGATAATCATAGCCGTGTTACTCAAAAGATAGAATTCGCAGACGGAACCAACAGTTACAATTACTTGGTCGGACACCTTACAAAAGCGTTGGTTTCGAAACACGATAATATTGAATTTAACATTTATCCTCAACTACAGCAGATTATCAGGATTCATGACAGACGTTATCTTATCATGCACGGGAACTGCGTAAGGGGCGGTGGAGGTGCTTTGTTCCCGATGACGGGTATTACAAGAAAGCTTTGGCGTGAAAGCCACCTCAGAATGAATATGTCAGAAGACATGCATTTTGACAAGATTCTAATGGGTCATTACCACGCGCCTTGCAATACGCCTGATTTGGGAATTGCCGGTTGCTTGGTATCCAGCACGGGATTCGATATGTCAGCCGCCCGTCACACACCGGCATGCATAACATCATTCTTCGTCAGCGGAAAGTATGAATTTGACTATACCGAATTCTGGCTTAACGAAGGTGAAACATACTAAAGTCAATAAGTAGATATTAAAATAAAGAGGGAACTAGAATAAAATCAGGTTCCCTTCTTTTTTTGATACCCGCAACATTAGCATGAAAAAAGAACTACAAGCTTTGGCTAAAATTTTAGCGAGTGGCTTTCAACAACCGTTAAGAAGCCAGCCAGACTACGGAGCGGGAGAATCATTGCTTGACAAATTAGCAGAAAGGGCAGGCACGGACATAGAAAGTCTTTATGAAAGGCACGATCCTTTCCCTAGAACAGCAATGGAATTTGATACAGAAGAAGAAATGCAGGAATACCTAAAGATCCATCCGAATGCCGATAGAACGAATCATCACGTCAGGCACAAGTTCAATGAAGAACTGACTGGGTATAGCGGTGGGCAGAAGGATCTTACTTTGAGTCTTCATAGGGATCATGTCCCAGTAGGCAAAATTGACTATTCAGAATATGCAGGCAAGCCAAAGGTTAAATTCCTAAACGTCAACCCAGAAGAAAGAAGGAAGGGGTACGGAACGCTTCTTTTGAAAAAGCTACAGCAGAATTATCCAGATCAGGAAATCGACTTAGGGATGCTGACAGAAGAAGGGTCAAAACTTATTGATTCCCTTCGTTTCCAAGAACATCCGACGCAACACGCAGATTCGTTTAAGCGACTAGAAGGGCTTAAGAATCAGTTATCCGCCTTAGAAAAGAAAATAGACGAAGATTCTGATAAGGGGATTCTTGTTAAAGAAGACTGGGAAAAGAGGGATGACTTGGACAGGGAAGTTTACACACTTGAATCTGAATTGGCTTTTAAAAGACCGACTAAAAGGATTCTTTCATGAAAGAGACTATGAACGAAATTCATAGGAGAGAAAGCAAACATAAAGATTGCCGGTTCTATGAACACTTCAGCATGGTAACAAGGACTTGCTGTGGTGGAAAACACATAAAGGAAATCTATGAAGTAATACGATGTGACGGCATTAAGAAAGATTGTAGTTGTTGCGAAAGTTGCTATCGTTTTAAAAAGAAGGACACAAACCAATGAATA